TTTTACAAAAGACTGATACTTTACCTATGGAGTCGTGGACACTGAGAATCGGACCTGAAATCGTTGAAAAACTCAGATTTGCGTTACCTGATGAGGTCTACGAAGATGAAAATAAAGGAATAATAAACTGGTTCCAAATGGAACTCTATAAACTTCCTGCTGAGGAATTTCTAAAAATTATTGGGAATATCATTTCCGAGGACCGGTCAAAGAACAGGAAAGGGGAAGAAAGTTTCAAAGAAATTCTACAAATTGCCAAAAAGAAAAAAGAAGAATTCGAAGGATTTGAGCCAAATGACTCAGATGACCAAGATGGTTTAGATTTCTTAGCAGGATTGGGTATTTCCCGACCTGACTAAGAAAGTCTATGACTAAAGAACAACTAATTATTGAGTATAAAAAATGTCTTAAGAGTACCCCCTATGCTCTTAGGACTTATTTACAAACCTACGATAACACAATTTCTAGGTATGTTCCTTTGGAGTTGTTTTCTGACCAATTTGAGTTGGTAAATGACTATGAAAATTTTAATGAAAATATTGCCCTGAAATACAGACAAGCAGGTGTTTCTACCGTGACAGCCGCTTGGGCTAGTAAAAGACTTGCTTTTGCTCGTAAAGAAAAACCTGAAAAAGTTTTGATTATTGCAAACAAACTTGACACCTCTGTTGAATTTGCAAATAAAATTAGGGCATTTATCGAACAATGGCCCAGTTGGGTTGGTATTGGATTTTCTGGCGAAAAAAATGCCGCAAAACACTATAAATTGAATAATGGTTGTGAGGTCAAGGCGGTTGCCACTTCTAAGGACGCCCTACGTGGATACACACCTACGATTCTTATATTTGACGAAGCGGCTTTTATCGAAGCCGACAGTGATTTTTGGCCGGCTTGTATGGCGTCACTATCTACGGGTGGTAAAGTTATTGTTATTTCGACCCCCAACGGATTTGACCCTATCTACTACGAAATCTACGACCAAACACTTCGTGGAATGAATGATTTCAAAATTACTGAAATGTATTGGTTCCGTGACCCACGTTATACAAAAGATTTGTATATGGTAAAGTGTAACGACATTGTTCACTATCTTCTTAACAAAGAGGAATATCCAAAAGACGTCGTTGTGGATTTATCCCATGAGAATCACCGCGAAAGAACTCTGACCGATTTACAAGCATTCATTGCCGACGGATACAAACCATGTTCTTCTTGGTTTGAGAGTATGGTAAAAAAATTCAAATACGACAAACGTAAGGTTGCGCAGGAATTGGAGTGTAACTTTTTAGGTTCTGGCGACAACGTATTTGACTCTCAGTTGGTTCAGACAATCATGAAAAATGATGTTAGGGAACCGGCAGCCAAACTTATTGGTGGACAACTTTGGATTTGGAAAGAACCTGAGAACGGACACAAATATGTCATGGGAATTGACGTTTCCCGTGGTGATTCCGAGGATTTTTCATGTATTGAAATTATTGATTTTGACAGTAGAGAACAGGTATTGGAATTTGTTGGAAAAGTCCCACCTGATATTTTAGCGGAGATTGGTTACAAGTGGGGTAATATGTACAACGCACTTTGTGTTACGGATTTGACTGGAGGAATGGGTGTCGCTACTTCAAGAAAATTACAAGAACTTGGGTACGAGTTGTTCTACTATGATGGGGTGGATATGACAAATTTGTGGAAGTTTGACCCAAGAGTCAAAGACAAAATACCTGGAATTAATTTCAATAGTAAAAGAGTCCAAATTATTGCGGCATTCGAAGAAAACATTCGACATGAGTTTAAAGTTAGGAGTAGTCGTTTGATTAATGAAATGGGTACATTTGTTTACATCAATGGAAGACCTGACCACCAAAGAGGTCATCATGATGATTGTATCATGTCTATCGCCATCGCTCTTTATGCCGCGGAGGCGGCTTTTCCATCTTTGGTAAAGGTTACCAACCATACCAAAGCGATGATTAATTCATGGGCGACCCATGTGAATGAAAATACTGAAAGGTCTGATTTTTTTAATCCAATGATTCCACAATTCCCGAATCAAAATGGAATGGGTAGACCAAACCAACAAGTATCTCGTGAGGATTATCAGAAATACGGATGGTTATTTGGTATCCGTTAGTATTTATTATGTACTACACTAAGTTAAGTTTATCCTAATATGGACCAAAAGAATATGACAGTATGGCAAAGGTTATCGAGGGCTCTCGGTCCTGATGCTTTACTGAGTCAAGATTTCCCAACTTACAAGTTCGACAAAAAAGAACTTCTGAGAACTACAGACAAAGCCACTTACGAGAAAGAAAAATTACAGGGTCAACAAAGTGTTTATTTGGCAAACCAATTTGCTAAAGTTGAGAGTAATCTTTACACACAAGCAATCTACTACGAACCAAACAGATTGGCTTCGTACTACGATTTCGAGTCCATGGAATATACCCCTGAAATTTCAGCCGCTTTAGACATTTACGCCGAAGAATCTACCACACCAAATGAAGATGGGTATATTCTACAGATTTATTCTGAATCAAAAAGAATCAAATCAGTGTTAGCCGACTTGTTCAATAATAACTTGGACATTAACACCAACTTACCTATGTGGACAAGAAATACATGTAAGTATGGTGATGATTTTGTATACCTACGTTTGGACCCTGAAAAAGGGGTAATTGGTTGTCAACAACTTCCAAATATCGAAATCGAAAGATTTGAAACAGGTATGATGGAAAGAAATATTACATCTGATGTCAAACCTTCAAAAGAAAACAAGGGTCTTACTTTCCAATGGAAAACAAGAAACATGGAATTCCAACCATGGGAAATTGCTCACTTCAGATTATTAGGTGATGACAGAAAACTTCCTTATGGTACTTCCATGTTAGAAAAGTCACGTAGAATTTGGAAACAATTGTTGTTGTCAGAAGATGCAATGTTGATTTATCGTACCTCAAGAGCACCTGAAAGACGTATCTTCAAAGTTTATGTTGGAAACATGAACGATGACGATGTTGAAGCATATGTAAACCGTGTTGCCAATAAGTTTAAGAGACAACAAATTGTTGATTCGAAAACAGGACAAGTTGATATGAGATTTAACCAAATGGCGGTAGACCAAGATTACTTTATACCTGTTCGTGACCCATCGACACCTTCACCAATTGAAACTTTGGCGGGAGCTCAGAACTTGTCTGAAATTGCGGATATTGAATACATTCAAAAAAAGTTGGTGACAGCTCTTCGTATTCCTAAGGCTTTTCTCGGATTCGAAGAAACGGTTGGAGATGGTAAAACTTTAGCGTTGATGGATATTCGTTTCGCACGTACCATCAATAGAATTCAAAAGTCCATGATTCAGGAGTTGAACAAAATTGCTATTGTTCACCTTTTCTTGTTAGGATTTGAGGAAGAAATTTCGAATTTCACTTTAGGACTGACCAACCCATCAACTCAAGCTGATTTGTTGAAGGTAGACATTTGGAAAGAAAAAGTTCTTCTTTATCGTGACATGGTTTCAGACCCTGGTAATGGAATTCAACCAACTTCCTCTACTTGGGCAAAAAAACATATCTTTAATTTCTCTGATGAGGAAATTCGTTTGGACTTGTTACAACAACGTCTCGAAAGAGCTATTGGTGAGGAATTGAAACAGACTCCTGTTGTTATCAGTAAGACAGGATTGTTTGATACTATTGACAAACTTTATGGGACAAAAGGTAGTGGTGAAACCACCGCTCAAGCAACCGCTGCTGGAGAAGAAACTGTTCCACCACCAAGTATGCCAGGTGGTTTATCTGATTTAGGGGGAGAAACAGGAGAACCTGACTTGGGTGGTGAAATTCCGCCAGCAGGTGAAGAAGCTGCCGCTGCTACCGCAGGTGGAGAAATTACTCCCGAGTCAAAAAAGAGGGACATGAATATATTGATTGAAAGTGATATGTGGAGTAGTAAATTTTTGGATTTGGGTGTAGGTCAACAATCTTTAGGAGAAATTGGGGATGAATTAGACAAGTTGTTGAATTCGTAATATTTATTGTTGATA